TGGCAACTATGAATCAGTGTCGCGGGTATTTGCTTTTGAGACTGCTAAGAAGTGGCTTGAGCTTGAGGAAGCGAGATTGACACAAGACGTCACCGAAAAGGTTTAGATTTAATTTTCACACGAACAATAGGGGAAAACAATGGAGACAAACACACAGTTAACAGTAAAAAACCTATTCGGACGGGATGAAGTCCGGAACAAGTTCCAGGAATTACTTGGTAAGCGGTCGGCAGGTTTCATTACCTCCGTGCTTCAGATAGTAGCCTCGAACGATTTACTAGCGAAAGCCGAACCCCACAGCGTTTACCACAGCGCAGCGGTAGCGGCCACGCTTGACCTACCGTTGAATAATAACCTCGGCTTCGCTTATATCGTGCCCTACAATCAAAAGCAAAAGGACGGGACGTATAAACAGGTGGCGCAATTTCAAATGGGCTACAAGGGCTTTATTCAGCTCGCGCAGCGTTCCGGCCAGTTTAAGACTATCAGCGCAACCCCGGTATTTGAGGGGCAACTGGTGGAGCAAAACCCGCTAACAGGATTTCAGTTTGATTTCACCAAAAAGACTTCTGAAAAGATCATCGGGTATGCCTCCTACTTCCAACTGCTGAACGGGTTTGAAAAGACTTTGTATGCAACGGTGGAGGAGCTTCAAGCGCATGGTGGGAAGTACAGCCAAACCTATAAAAAAGGCTACGGCCTTTGGAAAGATGATTTTGACGCGATGGCAATTAAAACCGTATTGAAACTATTGCTTTCAAAGTTCGCCCCTCTTTCGGTGGATATGCAACGGGCGGTTATTACTGATCAGGCGATAGTAAACAACGTTGATACGCAAGATGTAACCTACGTTGACAACGAGGAGCCGGTAATCGACAAAGAAGCGGAGCGGGTTATATTGATGATTCAGGACGCAAAGACCGTAAAGGAATTGAAAGCAGTTGAAAAGCACGTAGCACCCGAACAGCTTGATATCTATCTCGCAAAGGAGGAGGAACTGAAAAATAAAAAGTAATGGCAGACTTCAAAGAATATAAATTTCATCCCTCCTCTTTGGGTAAGATCATGACTAACGACAGGTCAGGTAAGAACATAGGAGAAACGGCAAAGAAACATTTGCTTGAATGCTGGATAAATGAAACCTATGGAAGGAAGCGGGATTTTACCAACAAGTACATGGAGAAGGGAACCGCTCAGGAGGAGGAGAGCATCACCCTTTACAGCCGTGTTACAAAAACCTACTACAAAAAGAACACCGAAAAGATCAGCAATGATTTCCTGATTGGTACGCCCGACCTATACGAAGGTGAAAGCATCATGACCGCGACAAAGATCAAAGACATTAAAACCTCTTGGGACATATTCACTTTTTACGATGTGTTTCATAACGCTGTTAAAAAAGATTATGAATGGCAGCTTCAGGCATACATGGATTTAACAGGAGCGAAGGAGGCCGGCCTGGTTTATTGCTTAGTTGATACGCCTCAGAAACATATTGATGACGCAAAGCGGAAACTAAGCTGGTCGCTCGGATTGATTGATCCAGACATTGATCCTGAATATGTTGCAGGTTGTGAGCAAATTGAAAAGAACATGACGTTCGGAGATATACCTATTGAAGATAGGTGGATTGAATTTAAGATAGAACGTGACGATGCACTGATTGAAGCCGCCCACATTCGTATAGAGCAATGCCGGAACTACTTAAATGAAATGAACGCAAAAAATAAATTCTTAAACCCATGAAAGACACTTCCCAAACAGACACACAAAAGGCAAAGATCAAACACGCCCTTGACGCTGGCTGCGTTATTGATTTAACGTGGGCATTCCTTAAAGTTGGATGCAGCAAGCTCTCAACGAGAATCGGAGAAATGGAGCGGGATGGAATGATCCCTCCTGTCTACCGTTATCGCAAGGTTACAAAGAACGGGAGCCACATGATTTACAGCCGAAAACGTTTGAAAGAATACGAAAAACAGGTAAATTGAGGTATGCTAAGAATCGACCATTTGAAAGACCGCGCCCACATTGTAAGCGAAATTAAGGCGCACGAAACACAAGGCGAAGCGGGGCTACACCCGACAAAGCGAAGCAATGTAGAATACAGAACGTTGAAACATATCCTGAGATTGATTGACAACGAATTAAGCAGAGCGCATGAAACACGAATGCCAAATCTTTGAAGACAAAAGAATAAAACACTATGTCCAAGCTAATACGTTCTATTTTCCGTGAAGAGTGGCGAGATGTGCCCGGATTCTGGGGGCGGTATCAAGTCTCAAATCGCGGAAGGTTAAAGATTTTACAGCATATAAGACAGCACAAACACCCTACAGTTATGCCTGAAAGGATATTGACCGAAAAGAAAACCGCGAATGTATATCCACGATTTAACCTTGCTGTATTTGAAAACGGTACTCATAAGGATTTCCCTATGCACGGACATACGGCAATAGGATTAGCGTTCAAAGGCGGCATTCCTAAAGGGATGGTAATGAATCATAAGAATAATATTCGATGGGATAACGCTGAGGAAAATCTGGAGGTGTGCACAACAAAGCATAATGTAGATCACGCCCACAGAATAGGCGCGGCAGTCCCTCAAAAGCGTGGGAAGGGGTCAGGGGCAGTTTGCCTTCTTAATACAGAAACCGGAATTTACTACGATTGCATTAAGGATGCGGCAGACGCGCACGGAATCAATTATAATTACTTGTTATCAATGCTTAATGCAAAGGTCACTAAGAACAAAAACAAGACCTCGTTGATTAAAATCACTAAAAACGTATACTTATAATGTCGACAATCAGCAGACTCAACAAGTTCCAGCGTTTACGATATTTGAACCCTGAGAACTATTTAAATTCTAATCTTTGCTTTTGGAGAACACCCACGCCCGGATCACTCAAAGGCTACAGCACTCAGGTCTACGAAGATTCTTTAAACGAATGGATGAAAGGACAGCAGAGAAACATTAAAAACGATAACCGATGAAATGGGACATTCAAGAACCGGAAGACCTCAAGCGAGTTAAAGAACGCTACGGAGAAACGCACACCATCGAAAAGGTAGTTCACAAAGGGCGCATTGACTTGCGTAAATTAAAGCCGGGCGAAAGTGTATGCGCTGGCGATGGTAAAACTTATCACTATAAACTTACAAAGAAATGAAAAAGACAATGATAGAACGCTTTCCTTACGAAATCCAAAAAGCGAGGGTAAAGAAGGAAGCCTCCTACAACATCTGGAAGGGTATCGGTATAGCGATCTTTTGCGGTTTTGCGATAGCCGTGATTCTTATCTTCGCGTTAGTGCCGACAGCAGCTCAGGCGTTCGATGATACAAGCGTAGGAGTTAACACAATCTTTATGTTGATACTTGTAAGCAGCGCGGGTATAATCGGAGGACTGATCGTCCGCAGCGCAAACAAGGCAAGAAAAAAGAGCCTTAGACTTTAAAATCACCGGCTCTTTCAGTACATTTATATCGGTAAATAAAAACGTACATGACAAAGGTAAATGAATATCGGGACTTTCTACAGTCCAAAGTTAAAAACCACGTTCAAAGCGGTTTTGAAATCAAAGAATCCAAGCTCAATAAAAGCCTTTTCCCGTTTCAGAGGTTCATAGTTTCCCGCGCATTAAAGGCCGGTAAGTATGCAATATTCGCGGATTGTGGATTAGGTAAAACCCTCATGCAGTTAGAGTGGGCGCATCAGGTAACGCTCAAAACAAAGAAGCCGGTTCTTATCCTTGCCCCGTTGGCCGTAACAGGTCAAACCATCCACGAAGGGGATAAGTTCGGCATTGACGGTTACCGTTGTGATCGTGGAGCAAGTGCCGCCCCTGTGATAATGATTGCCAACTACGAGCAATTAGAAAACCTGAATACGAAAATGTTTGCTGGTATAGTGCTGGATGAAAGCTCAATCCTCAAGAATTACGAAGGTCAGACTAAAAAGCAAATCATTGACCTATTCAAAAACACCCCGTATAAATTAGCCTGTACCGCAACACCATCCCCGAACGACCCGATGGAGTTAGGCAACCATTCAGAATTTTTGGACGTAATGAGCCGCAATGAAATGCTGGCAATGTACTTCGTACACGATGGAGGGGAGACGGCTAAATGGAGATTGAAGGGACACGCGACAAAGTTATTCTATCAGTTCATTGGAACATGGGCGATCATGCTGAATGACCCGCGCGATATAGGTTTCCCAATGGAAGGTTACGCGCTGCCATCTTTGAAGCTGATTGAAAAACAGATAATAACACCCAACCGCGAGAACGGCAGACTGTTTAACGATGCTATAATTTCAGCAACAAACTTCAATCAGGAGTTACGCCAAACGAGAACCGAACGATTAGACGAGGTTGTCAAGATCGTAAACAGCAGACCGGATGAAAACTTTATAATCTGGATTAAGCAGAATGAGGAAGGGGATATACTTAAAAAGCTATTACCAGAAGCTATCGAAGTTCGGGGATCTGATTCAAACGAATGGAAGGAAGAACACCTTTTAGGATTCGCTGAGAACAAATTCAGAATCCTGATCAGTAAAACTAAAATAGCCTCTTTCGGATTGAACTATCAGAATTGCCGTAATCAAATATTCGCGTCCCTGGATTTCTCTTTCGAGGGATTGTATCAGGCTATCAGACGTTCATACCGATTCGGACAAAAGAATGAAGTAAACATTTTCTTAATCACTACAGACACAATGGCCAACGTTAAGCAGTCAATCGATAACAAGCAGAAACAATTCAACATCATGCAGGAAGAAATGGCAAAGAGCGTGAACGATAACCTTAAAGGCGTAACGCTGGCATCTGCCGACCTTGACACGGAAGAAGTTAACAATGAATTTTACCGGATTAAGCGCGGGGATTGTGTCGAATTGATCAAAGAAGTTGAAAGCGAATCGGTAGGGTTTTCCGTGTTTTCGCCCCCATTTGCTGAGCTTTACACATATTCCAGCCACGTTGAGGACATGGGTAATTCAAAAGACTATAACGAGTTTTTAACTCAGTTCGGATTCCTTGTAAAGGAACTTCACCGCGTTATTCAGTCAGGCCGTAATGTAGCGGTACACTGTATGGACTTACCAATTCAGAAAGGTAAAGAAGGGTTCATAGGTTTGCGGGACTTCTCAGGGCTTATCCTTCAGTCGTTTCAGGATGCCGGCTTTGTTTATCATTCCCGCGTGACCATTTGGAAAGACCCAGTAGTCGAAATGCAGCGCACGAAAGCCCTCGGGTTGCTACACAAGCAAGTAAAGAAGGACAGCACCATGAGCCGCGTAGGCATACCGGATTACTTAATGATTTTCCGTAAAGACGGAGAACGTGCCAATCCGGTAAAGTGTAATATCCCCGTAGACCTATGGCAGAAATACGCTTCACCTGTTTGGATGGATATTGACTACGGAAACACCTTGCAAGGATATCGCAACGGTCGGGATGATAATGACGAAAAACATATATGCCCTTTACAACTTGACACAATCGAACGGGCGATACATTTGTACTCTAATGAAGGCGACACCGTTCTCACTCCGTTCATGGGTATAGGTAGCGAAGTATGGCAAGCGGTGAAGATGAATCGCAAAGGTATCGGGTTCGAGTTGAAAGAATCGTACTTTGATCTTGCTAAAAAGAATTTAATCAACGTTGCTCAGTTAAAGAATCAGTTAACGTTAATGTAAACAAAAGGAGCGGAACCCGATGATAAACCAACTTACAACTCAATCAAAAGGAATTGATATTTTGATTTTAAAGCACTTCGGTAATCCGCCTTTTTAATTATGACCCTAATAAAGACCTGCGATATACATCACACTTGACGAACGCTACTGGCTTGCCGTTTCCGAGGCTGGGCACATAAAAATAGAAGCCGATACAATTTGGGCCAAGGACCTGGGATTTTCGATAGTGAGATCAGTACCAATTAAACAGACAATCTAGTGAGCGCAGGCCCATGGTATCCAACAAAACGAATGAGAAGCGGTAAACGCTCTATCTGCCCCCTTTGCGATGGATGGGGATTAGTAACAGACGCCAACACGAAAGAAAAGCGAACCTGCTTAATTTGTTCTGGAGTTGGAAGATTGAAGCCTAAACCTTAAATTTAATCAATGAAAATTACAGATGAGGACTTGAATTTAATCGCAATGGAAGCCTTCAAGCAAATGGAGCATCCTTCCGGGTTCATTAAAGTCTACAAATCAGGCTTTCGGCAATGTGAGGCTATGATCAACGAACGGCTGACCAATGCCTTAAAGGA